TTTTGCCATTTAATAAAGAAGAAACATTCCCGGAGCTTTTGGCGGCTCCGGGGATCGAGATTAAAACCTGCCAGTATTCAGTCTGGTCTGAAGCGCACGCACCAGTCCCGGTCCGAAAGATGTCCACGGTTTCATGTCCGCGGTTGCCACGCCAAGATAGCGATGCAGTCCATCAATCATTTTCGGTCCAAGGAGTCCATCATCCTTTCCTGTATAGACTCCGGCCGTCCGTAAAATCTTACCTACCGCAACCATGAGCTGCGATCCATATCCTCCATATGTCACACAAGCATTATTAAGTGCGGGCCTTGCATAAGTGACTCCGTCCGGGATGAGCTGACCAGAAATCACCCCATCCACCGGTGTACCGACAATCTCCTGCCACAGACTGATCGTGTCATGCGCACAGTCTCCATCAACCGCTATCTGCCTATGCCCTGTAGATGGTGTGGATGCGTTACCGTTACCGCCTGTCTGTACAGAGGCGTTTCCATACTTCGCCCATGCTGCAGCGTCACCGTAGAATACATCCAGATCAAGGTTCCCGTTCCATCCGGACAGGCGGCCGGACGATGTATACTGATATAATGCAGCCATCTTCCAGGGCCCTGTCCCACCGATTAGTGGAGCGTCAGGATTATATCCCATTGTCTGATACCCTGCATAATATCCAGCGTTCCATAACCCGTAATCTCCCGCTACGACCGCAGACCAGTCGTAGGCATGGATCACACTGTTGCTCATATAGATAAGGGGCTTGATCCCGGTCAGTTCCTTGAGCCGATCAAGGAAGGCCTTCGCGTAGCCAGGGCCCTTATTAACAGCGCTTCCTTCCCAGTCAAGGACAAAGATACCCTTTCCCACATATCCCTTGGTATGCTCGTAGTAGTATTCTGCCTCCTGTGCTCCCGAGGTTCCGCCTGTGGCGAAATGATAGGTCCCTACGCTCTTACCCATTGCCAGAGCTTTCTGGATCCACCCATCGCAGTACTTGTCCACGAAGCCGGTTCCCTCCGTAGCCTTGCAGATGACGAAGTCGCACGGAACTATTCCGAGGTCCAGCCCCGCCTGATGATTACTGATGTCAATTCCATTCATACTCATAGTTATCTCCTTCCTGCCGGCCGTTGCGCCGGCTATTATTTTGTGTTCCTCATGCTGTCATATCTGATCGGGTAATCATACGGATAATCATATGGATAATCCAGTATCTCCCGTATCGTTACAACCATCTCTACCGTCTGTCCCACTATCGCCGGGTTCGGCGTTATCTGTACGTCTTCTATTGATATCATAGATCACACATCCCTTACACCAAACTGAACATCCCTCTTGATCGTAGCCTCACCTATCTTAAACGTGATGAGGAGCGTGTATCGTCCAGTATTTTTAGGCTCAAGTGTCATATCCAGATATGTATTTCCATCATCGTCCTGGGTGATATCGCACGCTCCAGCGCTCTCTGTGTCTTTGGCCCTAATCAGTTCCCAGGAAGCCGACAGCACCCGGAAAGGTTCTCCTTTTGATGAGTGCACCAGAAATTTTACCGGGAACACTTCTCCCAATATATAGTCATTCCTCATATCCTGCCTCCCGTCATATCCTATATCCGAGATCCAGTTTGCAGTCTGGATATATCGGCTCCAACCAGAATTCGTCTGTCATTGCTATGATGTCGTAGTCATCCTGCACAGGCTCGAGTCTGTACACATCGCATACTGGGCTTAGAGAATACTCCACCTGCACCAACTCCAGCCAGTAATCCGGCAGAGGTACGATGTGGACGCACAGGCCGGACATGTCAATCGTTACGATATACTTACACACAAACGCCACATTGCCCGCATCGTCTGTCGCCGTCAACTCCACTACGTACTCGCCGTCAAGGGTGGCAGGCACCTCCGCCTGAAAAACGGAAGTCCTGCCCTCTTGTCTGATCAGTGTAAATGTGACCGGCTGCCCTTCTATTTTCCCGGTCAGTTTCATGGCTTAATCCTCCACAGTCACTGTGATGATCACAGTAGAGCCTACGGTCGGATTATCCTCGCTATAGGTGATATCCGTAATCTGGGGTGGCTGGGTATCCAGGGTGATCACACGAGTTACCTCGGTCGCAACACCAGTCTCAGACTTGGCTGTAGATATGATCGTATTGGTACCCTCTGTCAGTGTCAGGGTACCCGTTGCAGTACCTCCTGACAGATTAACTGTCTGAGGTTCACCGTTAACCGTTACCACCAGCTCTGCCCCGTTTGTTGTCGCAGCATACTGCAGTGTGTTCTTGTTGGTCACGCCATCTTCTGCAGGACTTGTCACTGACAGTGTCGGAGCAGCTGCGTACACTTCAAACGTCACACTCTTCGGGGTAGCCGCATTACCGTCATTATCGCTCGCACTCACGGTCGCAGTGTACTCATCATCTGCAAGGTCCGCAGTCGGAGTATAAGTATACTTATATCCGCCAGACACAGCCTCTTTCGTGAAGTTCGCTGTCGTATAGGTCTGCCCACCAAGCACCAGCTTGACAGTTGACTCGTCCACCCCAGAGTCATTATCTGTGACCGTGAACACGACTGGCGGACGCTTATTTGATGTCTTCGTCCCCTGTGTCGGGCTTGATATTGTGATCACAGGAGCCGTGATCTCCTTTACGTACAGTTTCAGTTTTTCTCCTAATGTCGGGTCGTCCACAGTCTTTGTGGTAACATTGCCGGCCTCATCCTCCGCCTCTACTGTGACAGGATAATAATGTTCATCCTCGTTGTAGGACGATGTATCCGGCATGACGGCTGACACCCTCCACTGGTTTCCTGTGTCATGGGTCAGTTGGAAGGTCTGGCCATAGGCCTTTATCGTCACTCGCTTTGTTGCCATTACTCACTCGCCTCCTCTACTGATACCTCCGGCAATCCAGCTACACTGGTAGCCAATGACAGCACCGCCGCCAGCCCCGTAGCAGACAGAACCATGACCCAGTTAACATCCTGCAAGACTGCAGCAGTCCCGATTGTTGCCACGAACGTCTGAGCCGCCGTCTTCACAGCGCGTACTGCGGCCGCTTTCGCCCATGTGATCCAATACTCTTTATTCTTCATCCCTGCTCCTTTCCCGGTGCTCCGCACCGTAACCAATATGTTTCTCTACCGTGTCAATCCTATGATGTGCCGACTTGACAGACTGCTCTACCGCAGTAATCCGGCTGCCATGCTCCGCGATATCCTCCCGGAGTCGGTCAACGTTCTTTGCCGTCTCCTTAACGTCAGATGCAATCCCGTCCAACTTGGTGCTGATCTTAGTGTTTACCTCCGTCCGCTTGATCACTTCGTCCATATCTGTCTTCCGGCTATTCTTGTTGCTGTAGTATACCGAGGCCAGAAACCCCAATCCCGATATAATCAGCGCAATCCATGTTGGCTCAACCATAGTGCACCTCCTATCCGGCCACCTCAAAGTACCCTTCCAGCTTGCTCGGCGGGAAATAGAGCACAACTGTCTCTCCTTCCTCTATGCCGGGCCAGATCATATGATATACTGTGTCGCCCTCCTGGTAGTATTTCCCACGTTCATACTCCAGGCCGGCAGTCTCGACCGTATCAGGTACAGGGATGGGGTCTTCCTGGGTTCCGGCGTGCTCCCCGCTGTCCACGGCCGCCCACAAGCTCGGGGCCGCGCCAGGCGCCCAGTCTGCCTGTGACGTGTGGTCCTGCATAGACTTGTACAGGACACCGCCATGTAGCACCTTGTAGGCTACAGGATAATGCACCCCGTCCGGGCTCCAGGCCGGATAGATTGCCTTGACCTGTGCGGCCTGCTCATCGGTGAGCGCCTGCGCCTGGATCTGTGCCACCAGAACAGCGGCCTGCTGGATTTCCGCCTGCGCTTCTGGCGTCCGTTCCGGCCGATACATCGTTACCCCGTAAATCTGGCCTGTGTACTCCTCAGTTCGATAGAACTTGGTATACCCCTCATACGGTGGGGAAACAATCTGGCCTCGCTCTTTTACCTGCATTTTTGATGTCTTCACAGGATCTTCAAACAAAGCCCGGAGTTGCGCCGGCGCAACGAGAGACTTAATTATCAGGTAGTCCCCATAACACTTGACGTCCTGAACTGACACCTCGGTGGCGTCATTAAAAACAATGGTACTCATGGTACCTCCTTTCCGCCGGCCAGAGCCGGCATAAAAATAAGAGCCCTGAGGCTCTGGTTAACGGGTTTCAATATCAACTAAATGGCAAAATATCGGGGGCTGCTGGTATGTTGGTATATGGTGGATATCGGGTATTACAGTATCAGGCTGGCGATAACCTTGAATTACAGCTCACGGATGTCCCGGTTGATGTTATTAATCATCCATCGAACTACGTTATATCGCTTACTATAGCACAAATCTCTGGCACACCTTATGGTCAGGTGAGTCGGTTGACATACGAAACCAGGCAGAATACTATGCAGTTTGTTATACACGCCTGGGGTGCTGGGTTTGTTTCGGGCCATGCCCTCGGAGTATCGGTTGGGATCAGCAAGCTGTTTTAATCTATAGTTTTATCTCATAAGTATACATACAGATGGTCTTACACTTAATTGCGCTGCAAATCTGTTATCAATCTGGCAAAACAAACCGTCTGATCCATAGCGAGAAAATGTGACCTGCATCTGATCTGCAGCTCCGCCACCCAATGTACAGAGGCCGATTATCTCTGTGCCTCCATTTTGAGTCACGAGTGTTTCCAGGTCTTCTTTCGAAAGCACTTGCTGTCTGAGCATAGTATTGGCGCCTACGGTAAGGTTTACACCAGGGCTCCAGACCACGGCCTTTATGGCAGCGGACTGTATTTCTTGCATTTTGCCATTTAGTGAACTAAGGTCACAGTCCAGGATTTCTACCAGCTTAACAACCTCCGTGACCTGTATCCCGTCCAGATGTACCTCAAATACCGGGCAGTCATCTGTCAGGTCACCGTTCTGCATGTCCCCTTCTGTGTAAGCTGGTGCCACCGGATCACTGGCTGCTGGAGTCCCCTGGATCACAACCCAGGTCATCGTTTCATGCTCTGTCTCAGGGTCTTTGGTATATCTGGCTACTACCAGGTCTATCCGCTTCATTCCCTGTGTTCCATTGCCGATAGTCACCTCATCATAGGTATTCTGTTTCACTTCTGCGATCCCGCCATGATGCATCAATATCCCGCTACGGATCCGCAACGCCTGGTTTGACTGCAGTTCCGGCTCAATATATTCGCCGCTGTTCAGGATATAGCTACCGCTGCCCACCACCATCTTAAAAATTTCACGCATCTGCTGGCTTGTTACGTGAGGCTGGCCAGCTGTCCCGAGAATAAGTTCCAAAATCAATCCTCTCCTTCCACTTGATACTCAACGCCAACATTGCCCATGTCATCCGTTGTGTAGATTATATTTGTTACTGGTTTTGCCATGTATGTGCCGGTCAAATAGTCACGGCCTCCAATGATATCCCCAATACTGACATCCATCTGAAGCGCTTCCGTGTTCATGCTGAACTCCTGCCGGTTCATGATCTCGGCAAACTCTTCCCGCGCCTTTGTTTCCACTTCCGCAGTCTCTGTACTGGTGTTTTCATAGACGTAGGTCCGCTCATCAATCCCCGTATAATATTGCTCTTTCCGGATGCTTCCATCCGGCCAGGCATATAAGTGGAACACATTCCTGTCAGACAGTTCGCCTTTTCCGGCCACGATCATATGGTTATAGCCATTCCGGATATCATTGAGCTGGAAGTCAAGGCCGCTATCCTGTGATAGTTCAATCTCGCTGGAATAGTCCACAATGGGTACCGCTTCGGCCAATACGTATCCCGACTCTCTGCTGACCTCCTTATAAGTGAGCTGTATCCGATAACCAACACTCTGCAGCATCTTTGCGATGCCGCTTAATAGGTCTGTGTACCTCTCAAACTGATAGTTGCTCACCGTTACTCCTGTGCTCTCCGATGACACAACAAAAAGTCCATCGAATTCCGGCTCAATCAGCCCTTTTAATACGCTGTTGAGTTCTCCGCTGGCCGTTTTATAATCCTGTCCAGCTGGCGGTTCTATGACCTTTCCATTCAGCATCCCTCTCCAGGTCAGTCCACAGACCTTGATGACTGATAAAGCCGTATCCGTATAGATGCGTCCGATCCGGCCGCCAATCTCAGTCCCGGGCTTAAATATAAAGCCCCCGTACTCATACTCATCTGTCCAGGCATCCCTATGTACTGACACCTCAAAATCCCGCGTACCATTCAGGTCAATGTCAATCTTCACATAGAGCAGAGCCTTTATCTCTTTTCCATCCTTTCCGGCAAGGATCAGGCCTGTTTCTGCACCCATAGTGGCTCATTCCTTTCTATGTATGCCGTGATATCAAAACCAAATGTCCCAGGCCAATTAACATATACCGTCCCGGGCTCAATAGGGTCAAAGACGCTCTGCTGCATCCGCCTGTTATTAAATAGATTTGCTGTAGTCCCATTCGACAGATATTTTGTGATCGTATGTTCACGGCTGTCCAAGATCAGATACTCGTTGCTTTCCAGCGTGGTATATATTTCATAGGGGCGCCCGTTGATCAGTATTCGCGGATCAGTCACCGGGCCATAAACAGTCATCGTAAAAGGACAGCTGCCTATGTGGTCAATGTACCATGTCTGTGCCCCCACATCGCTGACCGTAAAATCAAACGGATGGTCAAACGGGAAGTCCAGATACTCATTTTGTTCTGAAAGCGGAGAGTCCTTTTTATAAAAGTGCTGCATCAGCTCATTGATCCAGTATGGCCGATCCGATATGACCGTCAGGTTTACCACCGTATAGACGCCCGCCTCCCATTCTGATTTGTCCACTTTTCGGATATAGCAGGATAGATACTCGCCATTTACGTACAATTTCCCCGGAGTTTTGTTCAGGATGTCCACGGCAATCACACTCTCAAAATCATTCATGGCCTTGGGGAACTCTGTTCCTCGGCAGAACACGTCCAGTTTTACAGTCTTCTCGAAGGTACTTCTCTGGAAACCATAAATCCTGTTATTATACGTGACCGCTTCCCACTCGTAGCTGAAAAAGTCACCGGTAATGAGTCTGTAGGGATATCTCATCAGATTGATTTCTTCCCCCTGACTGTTTCTGTAGTAACAGATCATACTTTGATATCCCCCCTTCTTCTGAGTCCCCTGTTAACCTGCCTGTCTCCCAGGATGACCGGTCTATCACTCATTTCATCATTCAGCCGTTTCTGGCGCTTCTCCCACTCATCCAAGATGGAGGCAGAGTCTTGGCTTTCCGGTTGATATGCCCGGCCCGTCGCCGCCCGGTACATTCCTGCACCAGCAGCTGTCATCTGCATAGCCGTCTGCCTTTTCATCCCCATCAACGCCGCTTCCGTATCCCGGGACAGCGTATTGGTCATATATCCCATGCTATCCAGCACGAGGTCTGTATTCTTCCGGATACCTCGGGCGAGGCCGCTGTCAAACATCCGTCCAAAATATTCTGCGATTTTAGATGGGCTGTGGATTTCTAGATTTGCTTGTGCAGCCTGCACAGCAGCTGTTGCCACCTGAGCTGCGGCTTGAGCCACACCGTTGCGTCCCGATATAATCCCGTTTGCCAGCCCCTGGCTGAACTGCAGCCCTGCGGTTGTTCCCGCACTTCCCAGGCCATTTGCGGCAGCCTTAGCCGCATCCATCACGGCACTGACCGCCGCCCGGGTCGTACCTGTCCCGGCCTTGATCGCGTCAGAAAGGGATTTCACGAAATTATTACCTTCCGTCTTCCCTTTTTCAGGCATCTGTGCCTGCGTCAGCCCTGATATTGCTGCCTCGGCTGCTGCACTGGCCGCACTCGTAACCGTTCCTGATCCGGAGCTGATGGAGTCCGCCAGGCTCTGCATAGCCTGTGATCCAGCGTTGGCGTAAGCACCACTGAGGTCCACACCAGACGCTGAACTGGATACGGCTCCCGCTGCAGCAGATACAGTACCAGTCTGCCCCGTAAGCGATGCGCCAAGCGACTGTCCCGCCTGCGTTCCGGCAGCCGAATAGCTGCCACTCATACCGGACATATTAAGTCCGGACACAGCATTGGTTCCAAGGTTCAGACCTGCCGATGATGCCGACACCGCATTTGCGTTCAGCGTGCTGCTCATCCCGCTTGCCGCTGACTGCGCATTGGCGGAAAAAGCTCCGGGTACATTTGCCAGGCTAAGGCCTGTGTTGGCATTTGTCCCGAGTGTCATAGCTGCAGTGCTTACCGTAACCCCACCGGCATCCAAAGTAGTCGCAAAGGAGTTGGTCGTGGCATTTGCTACGTTGGCTGCGGATGTCTGGGCATTTATCGTTGTACTATCCACGCCCTCCGCATATTTCTGGCCTGTTTTCTTCCCTTCTTCTGCCGCCTCATCACTGCCGCCGGTGAAAATGCCTTTCACGGCATCCCACAGGCTGGATCCGATGCTCAAGATGCCGTCCTTGATAGCTGTGAGGATTGTCTTTCCTACCTCCAGCCAGTCCACGCTCGTTATCCCGTCGACAAATGCCTGGAATATCTGCGGGATAGCCGCCAACAGCTGTGGTACCGCCTGTATGATACCCGTCACCAATGCTACCAGGAGCTGTATTCCTGCCAAAATGATCATCGGCAGGCTCTGCGAAATGCCAGACACCAATGACTCTATGATAGACGGGATTGCCGAAATCAGCTGTGGTATTGCCGAAATGATCCCTTGCGCCAGCCCGAGCATCAGCTGTAAACCTGCTGAAATCAGCTGCGGCGCATTAGAAAGCAGCGCCTGCACCAGCGTCAGGACCACCTGCAGCGCAGACGGTATCAGCTGAGGGAGCTGCTGCGACAGCCCGGTCACCAGAGCAGCTATGACCTGCGTTCCTCCCGAAACGACAGACGGGATATTTGCGGAAATAGCTGAAAGCAGGTGCTGTATCACCACAGCCCCCTGGGCCATCAATTCGGGGAGCCGCTGGGTGATACCGCTGCAGAAATCCGTGATTACCTGCGGGCCTTTCGTCTGCACCATCAGGAGAACATTATCAATCTCCCCGCCAAAGGCGTTATACAGCAATCCAAGCCCTGCCACGACAATGCCGATACCTCCGGCAATGTTCATGTATTTCAGGAATTGCGGTGCAAATCCCGCAGCATTTTTGAGTATTGGAGACAGGGAGTCTCCTATGATCCCCGCATAGGTCCCGACCTGCCCGCTTACTTTGCTGAGCGCGGCCCCTACTTTTCCACCCAGGCTGGCGAAAGCCGACGGGATAGCCGAGAGCTTGCTCGTGATGCCTGGGAACTTTTTCGACAGGGCTGGCCCCAGCTCTCCAAATTTACCGGCGATATTGGACACTGTCTTCGCAATGCTATTTGTCAGGTCTCCACTTGGCCCTGACATCCAAGTCTTTACGATTGATGCACCCGCATTTTTTATCCCCGGTGCAATCTTTTTCCCCAGGTCTTGAAACGGAAGCGCTATAGATGAGCCAAGATCTGAAAAATTCTTCCCAAGCCCCGAAAGTGTAGAACCTATCCCCTTAAATGTCCCTGGGAGCTTCGTCACGTTAGAAATCACGCCGTCCGTGATCTGGTTAAATCCCTGCGTGGCTGTCTTCACTGTGTCGATGCCGCTCGAAAAAAGCATAAAGGCGGGGACTGCCGCCCCTATCGTAAGGGCTGTCTTCCCGAGAGATGTCAGTTCGTCTGTTGACATACCCTGTAATTTTTCCGTCAGGGTACCTATGGCATCTGTAATCCCCTGCACAGCAGGCACTGCTCTTCCCAGCTCATCCAGGAACCCTTGAAATCCGCCTGCCTGAAATGCATCATTCAATCTTCCAAGCATCTCATTGACGGACGGAAGGATATTTCCGCCCAACACGCCAGATATTCCGGATGTAAGGCTTCCCAGCAGCTGCATAACATTGTCCTGCAGTGTAGAGAGCTGTCCGGATACAGTCTGGGACTGTTTTTCCATGGACTGAAAGTATTTCCCTCCAGCACTTGTGGACCTCTCCATAGATGCCGTAATCTCATCTACGGATATAGTTCCCTTCGATATCCGGTTGTAGAGAGACTCCATGCTCTCTCCTGTTGTCTGGCTGATTTCCTGAAGCGGGTTAAATCCGGCCTCTATCATCTGCTTGATGTCTTCCAGCTGCACCTTCCCGGCAGAGCTCATCTGCCCATAGGCTGTAGCAATGCGGTTCATCTTATCCGCACTGCCCTGGGAGATGTCTCCCAGCATCATCATTTTGTCCATCGCATCATCTGCGGTGAACCCGTAATTCATGAGCAGCTGGGTGGTTTCCGCTAGGCCGGTCATCTCGAACGGAGTCTCTGCTCCGATCTTAGTCAGCTGCTGGACTATTTCTGCAGCCTTTTCTGCGCTGCCAGTCATAACCTCGAATGAGGTCTGATACTGCTCGATCGTGGCGTTGTATTTCACGCCCGCCACGGCTCCGGCTCCCAGGGCGGCAGTGACACCGGCCAAAGCCTTGCCTACTGCTGCTACGCCGGATTTTGCAAGCCCATTCAACTTACTTATTCCTTCATTGAAGCCGCTCTCATCAATCTTGGTGTCAAAATTCAAGTGGCCATCTACAGCCATGCCAATCATCACCTTTCCGATCAGCACGGCTCAATGGCTCACAAATGCTCTATATTCTCACCTCTACTTCTCTTTTGCATCCCTTACACCGGATATACACGCCTGCGCATTTTGCGCCGTCTGCATAGATTAGGAGCCTCTGGCCACACGCAGGACAGGTATACCACTTTTTCTCTGGTGCAAACAGCGGGATGCCGGGTTTATCAGTCATCATGCAAATACATCTCCAATCTCAAAGGCATCCATCTTCCTTGTATTGGTTTCTTTGATCTCGATCATCTTCCGTATCCTTTTGATACGCTTTCGCTCTGCCTTATCGCGGATTTCGTTCAGGTCTACTGTACGGTAATACATCCGCTCCTTGATCTCTGTGTCAGCCGGAAGACCTTCAAACAGAGCTTTGAACTTCCACCAGTGCATGTATGGGATGGTTTCGATGTCTATCCCATATATCTCCAGAAATGCTGAATAGATATATACCGCATCCTGCTCATAGGAAAAGGCCGGCTTTTGGGGTATCTCTCCGCCCTGCCTCCCGGTTTTTTCTTCTTGGCACTGCCCCGCGGGGTCCGCCAGGAGGAACTCCTTCAGAGCAAAAACGGCTCCCCGGTCATCCTCCGGTGGATCGTCTATATACCATTCCAGGATATTGTTGAGAGTCCTTCTGGTAAAACGCTCTGTCTTCATGAACAGGAGCGACAGTTTGATCCATTCGCGGAAATCTGTCTCTATCTCGTACTCTTGTCCATGCACAGTCACTGTATGGGGGAACTCATCGAACAAGATGTTCATCTGTTTCCTCTCCCCCTGCGTGCATTTTTCTCAAACTCCCTGCGCTGGCTGCGGTTTCCGCGATGCTTTACTGTATATCCGTTCATCCGATCCCGGAAGCTGTCTTCCTGTCTGGTCTCGAACGCTTTCAGAGACTCCGCGGCATCCAGTCTCTCTGACAGAGACGCCGTCCGGAACATTTCCGCACTGGCCCCCTGTCCAAAAATGTGGTCAAAAAAGTTTTCGTAGCAAGCGTTCTGCGCCCTGATGAGCTCGGAGCTCTTACCCGCTTTAGGGAGCTCACTCACATCCTTCCTCAGAAGCTCCTGCGCCTCCTCGAGCCTCTCAATAAAATCCGCATCCGTAAAATCCACATCCGTTTCAAAATCGTTAAATTTCCACTGGCTCATTGGCTCACGTCCTCCTTATCTGAATATTCTATGACTCCGGGATTTCACCCTCGGTAAAAGTACAGGTCTGCCAGTTATCTTCAGACGTGGCATACCCTTTTGTGATCTCGGACGCAGCCGAGAAAGATCCGCTGTAGATCAGCGCATCTGTCCCATCACCAGTGGTATCCGGGATCACACTGTATGTACGTTTCCTCGCAATTGCCCTTTTCTGGGTGTCCTCTGTAAAAATATCTACAGATACGATGTTTACCTGGGCATCTGTTCCGACAAGCTCATCGTCCGCGATTTCTGACAGGCGCTCACACACCGGGTCATTTGTATATCGGTCAAATTCATAGTCGATAGATGTCGCATAGCCGACCACATCCGTGCGCTCCGTAGCTTCATCCACGTACTGGCGGCTATACTCAGTCGCCTCTTTTCCTTCCGACAACGAGGTAAAGCCCGTCATCCTGGTAAGAGTCGTAGAACTTCCTGTTCCAGTCACTTCCATAAATGCCAGCCGCTTATGACGGCCAACCAACTGTTTTGTTTCTGCCCCTGGCATATTCATTACCTCCTTATTTGTATATCAATCTGCAAATGATCTGATATCTTCCCAGGTCTGCCTCCATAGAAAACAGATAACCACTCTGCAGGACATCCACCCTTATGGCCGTATGCCCCTCCAAATCCGGGAAAATATCATTCATGTTATTTTCTTCTATCCACTCCTCAAAAAGCTGATAGAAACCACTGTTCGCGATGCCGGTACGAGCGTCTCCGTCATACGCTTCCTTACTGAGCAGGGAGAATTGAAACTGCTTCAGGCAAGAGCCGTCCACATACCGCTTGTATACCGGGTCCGCGCCCACCGGATCAATTGAGTAGGCCATCTCATCCGGCAGGTAGTCAATATTCACTTTTCCTTCTTTCAGAAAGTCACAGGATAATATATAATCCCGGATACTCTCTATGATCGGTTTACTGGCCTGCAAGCTGGTTCGCCCCCTTTAGGATCACATCTTTTTTGCTGGCCTTCATGGTTTCAAACCAGTGAGCCTTTTCTTTGTGCTCGTAATACTGGCGTCTCGCATAAGGCGCCAGATATTCAATGACTCCGCTGCCTATCACAGTCCCCAATGTGGCAGACTTGATCATAGTGCCTGTTCTCCGGGGTGTAAGCGGGTTCATATACCTCAGGCACTCAGAGTCTACAAACTCCTGCGCCCGCATATAAGACGCCCGTTTTCTCTTGGCGAAGCCGGGGGCCCACTGGATGCGTGCCGTCACGGACCCGTTTTTATCTACGGATGTGTACACATACCCCCTGGGAGTCGCTATCTTGATGTCTCGCTTCTGTGCCATCCTACTCGCCTCCTATCCTCCAATGCGGAAGACCACCGAAACGGTTGTCTGACCAAGAAGTGATCTTGCAGTACCGCTTCCCCGCCTCCTGCAGCTGCGCCGGGCGCTCGATATTCAGGTAACATTCTCCCAGCACCACGATATCATCATTGCGCAGCGTCCATTTTCCAAGGATATCGCATCCCCGGGAAATCCAATCATCTTCTGGCACATACTCATCCAAAAAATCAGCGTCCACAGGGATACGTATCTTAAAGACGTCCGCGCTGTTCAGCCCGTTGTCTCCCACCGAAACCTTGTGATCCACATAAAAATGCACGCCGTGGATAATAGTTCTGTGCCATTTATCCAGGCGTGTATTTTTGTCATAGTATCGGTTATAGATTGTAATATCCGCATTGGTGATCATGGCCGCATCCCACCTTTCTACTCAACAATCCTGTTGAGATAAGCCATTTCCTGATAGCGTAATAGGCTTTTCTTCCTATGTACGCCTCCCGGGTCTCCCCATCCTTACCTTCTACCACAAAACTGACCGAATACCCATCGTTGCTTTCACTTCTCTTTAATCCACTCGGCCCGGATGGAGCTTCAGATAAATCATGATATATATCCGCCACTTCACAAGCCGCATATTTTAGCTCTTCACCCGCATAGCTATCTGACCGACCCATTGTCGCATAACGGATGAATTGTGTAGACGAAATGATCCATCTTTGAAAATCAAGCTCTTCCATCTCACCGTGATACTGTTCATGGTAAAAAGAGTAGTCCGCATACGGTTTCACGCTACATCACCACCTAGGATAAAACTCCGGAAGCCTTAAGGTTGTTGATCAGGGAGTTTATGGCGGCCTTATTGGCGTTGGCCAGCGTAACCGCACTCTGCGCTACAGTCTGATCATAAGAAGCACCGGCTGCTGTAGCATCTGCCGCAGTCACAGTGCTTACAGCCGCAGCTTTCTTTACCCCTCCAATAGACTCTGTACTCGCTTCAGGAAGGATGTAAGCCTCTCCGCCTCCGATACCGGCTGAAATAGACTCCCAGTTATCCGCCATATACTGGATTGCTTCTGCAATCTGGTTTGTGGTGATATCGTCCACGGAACCGCTGCCTTTTATAGCAATAATTAGATTTTTGATCGCATCTACAATCTGCATATATTTCACCTCCTATGATCCAGATTTCAGGATTGCAAAAGGAAATCTCTGTGCTTCTGTAGGCTTCAGGCTATTGATCGGGTTCGGGACCTCCCATCCAAGCCTCATTACAATACGGAGAGCAACCATATCCTGCTGAGCAAGAGCGTAAATCACTTCTTTCGTGGAAGGATCTACAATAGTTGCTTCGGTCAGCAGTTTATATGTAACATCCTGGCGGATAGAATATACCAGCTGCGAGAAATCGCCAGTAATCATAAGCGCCTGACTCTTATCAAACGCCCCGTTTCTAGGGAAGTCAATAGGAGAGCCATCCAGAGAATAGGACGTAGCACCCTGCATGTCGGATTTAAAGATGGGCTGCCCGGTTGAGTCTTTCAGGCCGCGCAGCTTAGCCCTCATCGTCACATCTGCCATGTGCCCGCTGGGGAAAAATCCTGCTTCTTCTACTTTTGCAATCACTCCGTCCTCTGCCATGATCTTGTCATACAGATCATCAGATGTCCCGAGGGTAACGACATTTCCCGCATCCGTTGCTCCTTTTACAAGCCCATCCCTCCATGTATCCGGTTTTTCAACGTTAAAAAGGATAGCCCCGTCAATCTTTTTTCCAAGCGCCTCTACCGCTCTGGGTCTCACCTCTCCCCAGATATCGTAGTCCGCATCATCCAGAACCGCCTCCGGAATGGGGATGATGACAGCAAGCTCCTCAGCAATGATATACTTGTTCTTCCAGGCCATTTTGGAGGTCTGCTTAAAACCATTATCTCCATTTACCCAATATGCAACTGGCAGCATATCAAGGACCGGCATACGGTATTTCTTTTTGGACATATTTGGAAGTTTTCTGCCCTGGCGCAGGACGGCTGACTGCTCTGCAGTACCCTGGATAATCTCATTGGCTACCTGCTCCGATATCAGCGCCTCCGCCCCGGTTCTGTCAATCATATCGGATGCTGCATATCTCTGCAGGTTCATCCGCTTAATCAGTTTCTTATTTCTGTTCATCTTAATCTCCTTTCTAGCGTCTAAATGCGCTTCTGATCAGATTGTTCATCTGCTCATTCTTAGACTCAGTGCCGCCAGCTGCGTTTCCCTCCGTGGATCCTGTTGACATTTTATATACCTGCCCTGTAAACCTAGGATTTGCCTTCAGATATTCATCCGCCGCGGCATTGAAATCTTTCTTATCAGTTACGAGCTGGCTAACCTTAAAGGCAACATAGTCTAAATCCTCCTGCCTAACACCCTTTCCAGCCAAAATCTTCTCATTTTTATACTGGCTGAGCTCTTTAAGGGCATCATCACGCTCCTTCTCGATTGCAGACACATCCGGCTGATTAGCTTTCTGCTTTGCCTTGAAATCATTGATGGCAGTCGTAATGTCTTCTTCACTCATCCCTTTATTACGAAGATAGTTGGCAATTGCCGCCCGTTCTGCTTTGCTTGCGCGGGCTGTGGCCACTTCTTCGAGCTGCTCGTAAGTATATGCAGCATTTCCTCCCTGGCTGCCGCTTCCGCCAGACCCGGCACCCCCGCCCTGATCACCAGAGCCGCCCTCGCCGCCGTCAGCGAAAAGCTGTAAGTTCATCCATTTCTTCACCATATCTCTATACCTCCGTTTTGCCTCGACAGGCTCCCGAGCTTTTTACGCCTTCACGTTTTGGGCAATATAAAAGCACCTATGTTTCAAGGTGCAATTCCACATAATCCGGAAATGCCTCCTGCACTCCCTCAATCCCTATTTTGTACATCCCAACCATCAGATCCGTCTTATCGCTTGGAACTGGGATACAAATACGTGGGTTACGGTCTCCCACATACTGTTTCTCCATAAGAGGAACATCCGAAAACTGCCCCAACGCATTTTCAAGCGCTATCGTCAGAGCTGATACTGCTGAGCAGACAATATCTTTTCCTATTTCCGCATAATTGGCATGTCCTTCTACATAAAATTCATTGTAGTGGTCTCCAGATCTGCGGATATACACTTCAATCAATTTTCACCACCTCCTAAAAATGGGTATAAAAACACCACCCATCCCCATCGGAACGAGTGGTTAGTCCCAGTCACTGTACTGACATCCGTTGCAGATGCGCTTTGTCTTTTCATCATTTTCAAATTCGACTTCAGGAACAGATGAAGGACTGAAACCGGATGTCAGGCACATGACAACCTCATAGCACACATCTTCTGTGATTTCCTTGTCTGCAATGGGGCAATATCGATTTTCCCGGCTGATCATAATTCCCTCGCCACCTCCAATATTTTATCCGTATTTTCATCGAAGTCACTTTTACTCCAAACTGTTTTTACAATCCACTCTGTATCTCCGTAATCTTCTGTTTTTGTTAATACTGTAACACCCTGAGTGGAATAATATGCTAGCCTGGTATCATTGTAATGCAATACTGCAAACAAAGCTGTGTTGACATACTCTTGTACTTGGTCATCTGTAATATTTCTCTCTGACATGCGTTTCATGACATGTGCCGGATCTCTGCTGCTCAAGTCTTCCAATATGTATGCCTGCCGCTTTTCAGCTGGGACTACATACCCACGGATGAGTTTCTCCTGCTTTAACCTCTTATTCAGGCGATAATGAAACAACTCAGCGTTAGTGACCTTCTCCTGGTATTTCTTCAGTCCCCGTAAATCAGCCTCATAGGCTTTGATGTTTGCTGTTATGCTGCCTTTATTATACATTGTTTCAAGTCTTGCTTCAATGCGTTTCTGCTGGTCAGAATTAAGAGCTATCCTTCCTCTTCCGTCTACATAGATCCGTTCTCGCTCCTGAGTGAGCCCCATCTTCCGGCTAAACCTGGAATACTCATCCAACTGGCCCTGGTACTTTGCCCTGGCTATCAAGACCTCATCCTGATCGGCATCCCCCGCCTGCAGGAGCTGCACTTTTTCGCGCTGAGCTCTCATGGCTGTCTCCATCTGCCTTTGACGCTGCTTCGCTTCATAGACAGTATACCGCTTTCCTCCAAATTCCTTCGGCGTGTTCTCTTCCCTGTTCTTTTTCTCCAACCACTCATCCGACCAGTTTCTCTCAGATATCCCGGGAAAGAACGGATACCTTTCGTGGTAGCAGTTGATGCCCTCCAGGCCAGTCACAGAACCAAGGCCGCATACTGTCACAAGCTGCTCTTTACTCCACACCTTCCCCTGCCACACCTGGTGGGTAGGTCGGGCCCCGGCATGCCAGGCCACCTCAAAATATTCGGTCCCCAGCGTGTCTGCATTAAAGTCTGATATATGCCCGGTCAGCTGCGTGATCCCGGTCATGACCGCACGTCTGGCGGCCACATCCACCCGGTTGGCATGCCCGGATGCATAATCAATCTGGCGAAGGCCACTGTTGGTAAGCTGCGTTACGACCCGGCGCAGGACACTGTTGTAATCAAATGCCCCGGACACTATATCCATGCAGGCCGCATCCAGATACTCCTGATATACTTGAGCCAGAGGCGTCAGAACCCTGCGCCCATTCCCATAGTCCAGATAGAAACCCAGAGATTGAGTGATATTCTGCAGGTCTGTGTTCGTCTGCCGGATCAGCGCATTGGTAATCTGCTGCAGCTGGTCATTTTCCTCGAAAGGTATGTAACGGGCATTGATCTGCTCATATAAATCCTTGTTCCGGACATATTCCCAGTCAATCACCTGGTCATACAGTTCAAATATCTCCGGGTACGTGGCATCTAGGGCTTCCTTGATCATTTTTTCTATGTCCTCTGAGGAATTTCCCAGGATGCTGAGAATACTGATCTGATATTCTGCCGTGCTCGTAATCTTGCCGGCCTTTTGGATCCGGCGGACAATGTCCTCCATGATCCGCATCTCCAGATCAGAATAATGCTTCTCAATCTGGTGGGATAGCTTTTCTTTATATTCCCGGTTCATACCATCACTCCATCACCTGGTTCTGCTCGGGAAGGTTCTTTCTGGCTTCCTCTCGTGTTTCCCCATACCATTTTGCTCGGTACTCGTCATGTCCCATCACCCCCATGCTGACATCCTGGCGGTCCTGCTGTCTTTCAGACGTCTTATCCTCTATGATCGAGTCGTCAAAGTCTATGGACACCTCCACATCTTCCGATAATCCCGGCACCCGTAACACTATCCCCATGCGGATGATAATACTGATCAATTCCTTTATCACATTTTCCAGAATAATTTCATGTTTCTGCAGACTGCGATACATATCTGAGTTTTCGCTGATCACTTGCGTAGCCGTTGTAACACTACCTTTCTCAAACCGGTATCGCTCCGTACCAAATCCACACTTGAATGACAGAAAATTTAGGTCATCGTTGATAGCTTTGCTGTGTTGGTCCGCCCGAAGCTCCATGTTAACCTCCCGGATTGGATTATTTCCCATGTCTGTCTCTTCCGGAAGTTGATAGAACACTGTATCGTTCTCATCAAATACCGGGTTCCCTAGCACATCAGACAGCAATTCCGGAGACACAAAGATGCGCTTCCGGCCTAAGCTAAACTCATTTGCATAAGAGTCATACTCCATGTCTATCTTTGCCAAAGTGTCTATAGAGTTGGCAAAAATCGCCATCCCCATGGGATTAGTATCGTCCTCATCCGTGTTGTTAACGATATTTAAGCGGTCAATCACATACTGCGGTTTATCTGATCCGGTTTTTGTCTCCCTTGATAAGTTCTCAAATGGCTTCAGGTTCTTCCAGTTTTCTGGAGGTATCTCAGTCCCAGCTCCAGCTGTGCATTGGACAACATGGTTTTCAATCACATACTGTGTAACGCCATCTATATTTTTCAACCGATGGAGCTGGATCAGAGCATATTTCTTTCGGTTCACGGTCTTGGGGAAAAGGAACGCTGCTTCTTTAACCTCTCCGTTTTCCCAGGAAAGAGGGAATATGTTTTTTGCCTGCACATAATTGATAAATATCTCACCTTCAATCACATTCCCTTCCTGATCTGTCACCGCATTTTTAATCTGGAGTACATAGGCAACCGTTCCCGTATAAGCCTTTCTCTCCTGATATTCATTCCCCTTGACCAAGAACTTATTTTTACTTAGTACGTCCTGAACAAAATCATTTGTAGTATCTGAATTACCAATCGTTATCTTGACTCTCTCATTCAGAAGAAGATCCGCAATATCCTCACTTACCTTTTTCGCCATTCCAAGGCTGAGCCGCCTACATCGTATTTTGTTTTTGCCATTATAGACATGGTAGTAGTGAAATTTACGCACATTTCCGTTATACCAGCTCTCCCACAGATTAATCTGCGAATAGAAGGAAGAGTCTACCGTATCAATCCCCATATTTTTGAAATACGTAAATATATTCACCCTTAGTCACCTCTTTCTCCTTCTGGAAGAAAATATTTAATCTTACTCCACAGCCCCATGACAACGTATCTCAACGCATCACAGCAATGGTCATCTATTTTCATCGGCTTTTCCTTTCCAGCCTCGATGGATTTCGGATCGTATTCATAAGTCCCAAGTTCACGTATCAGATTTCCCTGCCGGTCTGATACGCTCATAATCTGGTATGTCAGACATTTCTGTACTCTCTGGATGCCGACTGCCACATCGTTGTCTGCGTCTTTGATAACAATCCCATATTTTCTAGTTTGCATAGCCAGTCGTTTTATCTCCTCCGCAAGACCCTTAGCCGACGGGTCTATATACACATAAAAAGCGCCACATGAATATGTGTCATGTAGCTCATCCGTGAATTTTATAAACTCTTCCGCATATTCGGAAGGGCTCTTCTGTCTTCCGGAGTCCCGCCCGGAATGGAAAAACTCATCCAGGCCTTCGAGTCTGCGCTTGTTGATATTAACGCCGGCTGCCTGGTAGGTGGTCGCATTTTGCTGCCCGTAGTCCACACCTATCCCGATTAACTTGTAATGATTTCCCTCCGGTTCTCTGCGATGGTTATCGCTGAACATATAATAAATAAGGTCGTCAATTCCAATACATTCGCCCAGCCATACCCATCTATACAGACGTAAATCCGTCTTTTTAAGAAGCTCCGCTGACTCTAGCAACTTCTTTCCAAGCCAGTTTACAGGAACATCCCGGTAGTCTATATGCTTATGGATGACATCCTCACGGACCTCCATCTTCTGGCACCAGACATTGACCGGAGCGTTTGGGTTTTTGGGAGGATTATACAGGTACAGCATCCGAAACGACTCATCATTTCCTCTAACGAAAGTAGCCTCTATATTGGTCAGCTCTTCTTCACCTTCGCCAACCTCGAAGAACTCCGTCAGCTCATCTAAGATGACCAGTCTGATCGGTTTATCCTCATCAATGATACCTTTTGTATCGTCAATGCTGTCTGATCCGGAAAAATAGATCACATTCCCGGTCTTTTTATATCGGATTTCCATCGGCGATACACCGATGTCAAAATCGTCTTTGTTCAACCCAAGACGGCCGATTGCCCGGATCATTTCCTTGTACACGGTCTTCCGTAGCTTATTATGCCGCTTTCGCAAGACAACGACCGCACTTGGCTCATCTGAAGTAATTGTTGCTATCCCCAAAATGCCGGCGAAGCTAGATTTTGTACCCGCACGTCCAGAGGTAATAATCTGATGTTCATGATCCCGATCATCATATATTTCCCACAACTCGGGAATGATGACATCGTGGGGATCTACCCCATCCGCACTTTCTGTCATGTCTGGAGCATCCTTCTGCGTCTTTTCCTTCTGTGCTTTCAGCAGCTCTATTTTTGCCGCCTGCTCCTCCAAGTCCGCATCCGTCTGGCCGCTCTGGCCGGCATACTGTGCTACGAAATAGGCAGCCTTGGTGTTCCCCTGCATGGCTTCCTTGATCTGGGCCATGAGCATGGCCGACTCAAGGGTGGAGTCAACGCCCAGGGCCTCCAGCATGGGTGTATACTCTGGGTTATCTATATCAGCGGTCAACAACATGTTCAGCGTCCGCCGGAAGTTCGCTGTCCGGCGTCTGGCTTCCCCGCTGGCTTTACCCGCTATTCTTGCCAATTCCCGGCGTTCCTCCGGAGTTCGATTGCTATTTGCGTCCTTTATGTTTTCATAGCCTGCCACTTCACCACCTTCATTCTGGCCTGTTTATCAATGAAAAAAGCACTCCGCCGTCCGGTGAAGTGCTCCTCTTGTTCCTTTTTTCGATGATACCATATTACCACAGATGTTACTGACATTCTATGACATCTTTTGGGAGTTCAAAATGTGCCAGGGCCTTGCCATGAAAGCGATGCACCTGCCTTTCAGAATATTTCATCTGCTCTGCAATCTCCCACCAATCCAAGCCTTTTATGTACCGATAGAACAGCACATCCTTCTCATTCTCGCTCCGCAGCCTTTTGATCTGGCGAGCAATCTGCTGATAGGTCTTGATCCGCCAATATCTCTCGTTGATGAGCTCCTGGATCATCTCGTCCAGGTCAGCGGCATAGTCTGATAGGTCTCCCTGGCCGTTGCCGCCATGTGGCATCCCGTCATTATCCTTCGCCGATGGGCTCATCTTCATCGTCCGAAGCTCCTCTATCTCGGCGTTGATCCGGCGGATGCGCCGCACATGAACCAGATAGCTCCGGAGATATAATTTCTTCTCCTCATTCTCAGTTCTTATGGTCTTTTCCTCCATTGGTCTCACTCCCCTTCCTGACACAGCCATAGGGCTTGGCCCTGAACCACTGCTGAGCTTTGGCCGACACATGGCGCTCTCCATCGTCATAACGGCCGTCCTTGTCCACACGTATCGCCTTCTGAGTCCGTTCCTGCTTATGCATCCTCACTGTAGCACCTCCTCGTCCAGATAAATGATCCCGTAGGCCTTCCCGTCATCGCCCTTCCACAACTCAATGCTTCCCGCATATTGGAAGACCTCTTCCTCTCCGCGCATCACAGTCAGGACGATGTCGTCCTGCCTCTCCACGGTGTTAATCACAAGGGGCTCCGGGTCCGGCGGCTCCGGTTTTGTTTGTTCTGGTGTCAAGACAATCCTGCCCATCACCGCCGTGCATGCAATCGCCACAGCCGCCAGCACAGCAATGGCTACTCTATGTATCTTTTTCATCGTTATCCTCCTTATCATGTTATAATGTTAATGACCTTTTTGCCTGTAAGCGCACCTTGCCGTCGTAGCGACACGGCCCGCACGTGGCGGGGATGACGTGACATCGCGCTCCCGAGCGAGCATCAGCGCAGGTCCGTGAGGCAGGCCCCAGCGGGAATTGCCCGCTGGGCTAAAGGTCCTCAACTAAAGGTCTATTTATCGGGCATGATCTCCGGGAAATCGCTAAAATTCATCTGCCCCTCCACGTTCTCGTCCTCCATCCACCAGGAGAATACTTCCTGCCCGTTTCTCCATCTCGTCTCCTTCCCTCTCTGCTCAATCACTCTGATCATCCGATCAAAAGCGTGTATGTACATAGCCTTGTATGCCGGGAAGTCCGCAAATTCCTTCCACCTGGATTTTCCCGCCATCGGGCATCCGATACACCCCACGCGGGTGTACCCCATCTTATAGAGATCGCAGACAGATATATGTTCAGATTGAATGTATTCCCAAATATCATGATGTGTCCAGTCTATGATAGGATTGACTACCATCTTTCTTCGCTGCATACACAATTCAGTCATTCTTCTTCGGCTGTCATTGTCATTCATCAGCATTACCTCCGAAAAATTCTCTCGATCTTCTTGAGTCTTCCCTAGTTTCTCAAATTCGTTTCTACTTTTCCTTTTCTGGCTTTCATCCCATCGCACTCCCGTAGCAATATACCTATTGGCACAGCCGGTCTCCTTCAGGACTTGGCAACAATATCTCGCTATCCTTGTGGGCGGGAGCATCTTTTGCGGGATTAGTTTCCACATACTTGTCGGTTCTCCCTTGTATTTCGGCATCTCTATCTCACACGGTATCCCTTTCATCTCACATTCCTGGAACACCCTGCGTATATGATAGACAGTCGGCGGTGCATCTGCTGTGGTGTGACTGTGATGGATCTCAAACGGTACGCCGGACCGTCGGAACAGTTCCAGCATCACATCACTATCCTTCCCACCGCTGTATGTGCATACCAGCGGCTTTCCGTAATGATGCAGACTCATATTGGATGCCATTCTGATACGCTCTATCGCTTTCTTTTCCTTGTCCATGCCATTCTTTCCTTAATGTCAGTTCTTTTTTAATGTATTTTCCTGCACATCTTTGAAGCACTCATCGCAAAGATCACGGTCAAATATTTGGAATGACCCCAACAGCGTATTGCTGTACCCCTTTACTGTATGTCCTCCGCCTCGTATCTCTTTTCCACATTTATCACATGTTTTTTTAATTGCCATCCTTATCTCCTTTCGCAAAATTTCAGTTTAGTAAGCCTCGTATTCAACCGTTCCGCTGCCATCTTCTTTAAACGTAACTTTATCTTCTCCAAATGCTTCTCGGAATTTTCTTAATGCCATTTCTGTTCCATCATCACATCCTGCGTTCATTTCATCTGCGATATCATCGGCAATCTCGTCGAACAGTTCTTCATCTTCTGTGTCGACTTCGATACAATGTAAAAATTCAACTTTTTCTGCATAATCAAACGTCATTGCTCTCTACCTCCACTAAAAAATCATTTAACTTAATCTAACGAATTAAAATCGAGTTATAACTCAATTAAGCTATTGCCCTCTTCCGAACGCTCCGCAGTGTATCCGGCGTGCTCTCGGCATAGTACCGGCTTGTCACTGCCGGGTTGCTGTGCCCCAGGATCTCCTGGATACTCCCCAGGTCCACCCCGCTGTTTTTGAGGTTCATTCCCAAGGTCTTGCGCAACTTATGCGGATATACCCGGCACTGCATCCCTTCCCGCTTGGCAATCTGCTTGATAATGTTCCGCAGGCCGGATATTTTGAGCCTGGTGTACGGCGCCCGGCAGGCGACAAACAGCGCCGGATCCTCATCATGCCTGCTGTCTATGTACCGCCGCAGGTAATACCGTGCTACCTCATCGAGATAGATTGTACGGTATCTGCCGCCCTTCTCCCCGCAGATCAGCACGTCTCCAGTCTGCCAGTCGATGTCCTCCCGGTTGATCTGCACGATTTCCCCGATCCGGGCCCCGGTGCTGCGGAACACTTCCAGGATGGCCCGGTCCCTCGTTGAGATACAACCCTCCCGGAGTTCCTCCATCTGCACCGGCCGGAAGTAATCAATAGGCTTCCTGATCTCCTTAAACGGCTCAATGGCCTCCACCGGGTTGTGAGACACAAATTTTTCCTTCCGCATCCAGGTGAAGAAGGCGCTGAGATACCGTCTCTCGTTGTTCATCGTGCTAGCCTGGTTCCGTTTTCCGCCTGTCGCCAAGTTCCGGGTCTCGTACTGCCGCAGATAATAATCCACGTCTATGGTGTCTACCTCGGTGAGCGGCTTGTCGATTACTGCCACGAATGCCTCCATCGCCCGGATATACTGCTCCAGGGTTTTGGAAGCGAGATTTCTCTTCTTGATCTTGTACAGCCCCAGAAAATACTTGTTCTGCTCCTCTGTGCTGTGATCCACAGTGGCCGGAAGTGTTGTGATCCGGTCCATGTTCAGGAACACGAACTGTTCCTCAATCACCCGCTGGAGGATGTCCAGCGTAGATTTTTCCAGGTACATTGACATCTGCAGCATGATATTGTTGATAACCTCTGTCTTTACACTTGCGTTAGCGTTCGTCATAGCAAAATCCTCCTTGTCTCCCAAGGACGGAAATGGTATAATGTCCTTAGGTGAGAGCAGCAGATACCAAGTCTTCCCGGACGGTCTGCTGCTTGTTTTTTGTTACCAAACACTCACCCATTAAAATTATCTTTTTGGATCTTTTTCCATCATATATTCCGCATGAAGCGAATTGACTACCGGGACAAATGCAAAAAGGATGTCCCTCACAAATCGTCCCATCTGCGGATACTTTACTTTCAGTTCTACAATCCTTCGATTGTACTGACTCATGTCATGTGTCTTTGTATATTCCCGATAGATCTTCCAGCAGTCGTTATAAACCGCTGTCACCTGCCGGTCAATCTCCGTCCCATTCAACGATCCTGCACCCCGCTTTCCGGTAGCTGGTCTTCCGCCTCTTCCACTGATTCTCACAGAACTGGATATCATCCACATAGTCATAACAGATGGCATCTGTCTTGCCTTCGGCCACACGGGCAATTCGCCCAATGCTCTGCGTCACCACCGCATAATCCTTTTTTGGTGTGGTCAGATACAGCCGATCCAGTCGGGGAATATCCAGCCCCTCTTTTGCCAGGTTGAAAGAAGCAAATAAAAATCTTTTCTTTCCAGATTTCATATCCTCAATGGCCTGTATCCGCGCCGCCTTACCTTTTTTGGATGTCATCTTCCCGTCAATCATCACGGCATACTTCCGGATCTCCGCCGGCATGACAGCCATGAGCCGCTGCAGATGCAGGAGACGATCTGAAAGGATCAGATTGCAATGTTCCTGGTTTTTTACCAGATCTTCCAGGATCACATCATCCCTTGCTGTGTTCCATGTCAGATGCTCCATCAGCTTGCTGTATACCAGGGTTCCATCCGTATCCAGGCAGGCACGGTTGATTTTCACACCAGTCCTGCGTTCCAGCACTTTCACTTTCATGGTCTTCTCTGCCACGGCCTCGTCCGGCACCTGGTACTGGACATCTCCCAGCACTGCAAATGTACTTCGGATAAGCCCGTCAGAGCGGTGCACTGTAGCGGACAGCCCATACTTATACCGGGCGGCCAGGCTGCTCACTGTCCTGTAAAACATCTTCATGCTTGCCGGCGTCCCGGACACCCGGTGACATTCATCCACGATCACCACATCCCAGGTGTATTTGTACTTCTGCAGATCCAGTTTTGATAGTGTCTGGACCGTGGCAAATGTCATGTGGCTGCCAATCTGCACCTTCCCTGCTGTAATCTTTCCGAGGATCTCCTCCGGGTAATACTGCCTTGCCCTGTCATAGGACTGATTTAAAAGGTCCGCTGTGTGGGTCAGCCAGAGTGTCTTCCTGTGCAGCCTGGCCGCCAGGGCAATCCCCATCTGCGTCTTCCCGGATCCACAGGGACTCTGGAGGATGCCACATCCGGCTTTCTGCATTTCATTTACAGCAAGGGTCTGATAATCATACAGAGGGACGATCCCAGGAAAGGAAATCTTCCCGTTGTCCGCCAGATCCTGCCGGATCTTCGTATCCTCCCGCAGGATATACTCCCGGATCCGTTTCCCGGTTCCGCAGGGGAGCGCCAGCACATTACCATCCACATAGTAGAGATACAGGACTTCCTCAGTGTTTCCTGTCCACAGACCCATCCGCTGCTTCTTGCTGTATTCCGGATTAGGGATCACCAGGTTCTCTCTGGCCCATCGCACCAGCTCCGGCACCGGGTCATGCACATATATCTCATTGCTTATCGTGACCTGCATCCTCTCACCTCTTATCCAGCCGGTCCCGACACTCAAACCAATGTGCTGCTGTCCGTCCGATCCGGTAGGCCTCCACTTTATTGATGCTGGCCTGCCCATTCTTCTGCAGGATCTCCAGCATTCTGCATGGGACCAGGACAATCAATTCCTCAAACTTCAGCACAAACATGCCCATCGTGTTCCCCGTCTCGCTCCAGAGCCTCATTGCGTTTTTCTGATTTTCCTCGATCCGGCTGAGCTGGAAGCGACCACTGGCACACTCCTTACAGTCGAATACATAGGCTATTCCGTTTCTGGCTGCAATCACATCAAAAGGCTGCCCGTTTGCGTTATCCTTCAGGCAATGTGCCCAGAAACCGTGATCCGCGAGCATCTGCGCCCATTCCCGTTCAAAGGCAGTTCCGCTGCTTTTATTGCTCATATTCCGACAGACTCCTTTCTATCTCCAGCGTAATGCGCCGGATCATCTTCATGTCATCTTTTATCCTTTGCTTTGAAGGCTCTCGCATGTTCCATAATCTGCCATATCTTTCATTTTCATGCTTTGCCTTCTCAACTTCTCTCTGGTATTCTTGAAAATAATCTATTTCATTTTCTGCATCATCCAGAAGCATGTGCATGAAACTAAATCGTTTCTCTTCTTTCATGTTTTCGTCCCTTTCCACGATTGTCTTACCATTTTCCGGTTCTGACTTACCCGGTTCTTACCAGAAAAATGCCTATAAAGCCAGTAAATACGCGGTGTCTTACCTTCTTACCAAAAAACCGTCCAAACAATCAAATATTTTAGTAACATTTTTCATAGTTAACATATTTTTCAGCAAAAATGTTGCAATCTATATATGTATGTTTACTGGTAAGACAGGTAAGATGGTAAGACAATATATTATAAAGCCCCATTTTAAGCCATTTCTTTGTCTTACCTTTTGTCTTACCATTTTTTGAGAGGTAAGACTTTTACTCAAAGGGAAGTTTCACTTCCGTATCCTCCAGGTCCATGAAGCCTTCCTGGTCTGTCTCCGGCTCCATCCGCAGCTTGATATAGCTCGCCTTCATACCGTATACCCTGGTCTGGTGAACAAATTTCCCTTGTGAGTTTTTCACCAGGCGGTCCTTGGCCGCCCACTTCTTACTCACCGCCGCATAATCGTATCCGCTCTTTTCCAGGAAGTCACACAGCACATCTTTATTGATCACGGCCACCGGAGGGATTTCAGGGTGGTCATCATCGGCATCGATCCGGCCCCATACCTCTCCCTTGTTGATCTGGTCATCACCATTCGGGTTCTGGAAACGGATCGGGTTCTTTGCAATCCAGTTCAATACCATCTGGTAGGATCGTTCCGAAACATCCACCTCTTTTGCGCTGCGCAGGTATCCTTTCACATCATTCACCTGGAGAGGTTCCTCATCCGTAAAGATCTGATCTACAAGGATATGGTCCGCCACCAGGATGCAGGACATGGCCATTGCCTGTTTTTCCGTGGTATCCAGCTTACACATAGCATCAAAGTATTTCTTATACTCTTCCCTGAGTTGCCCCTCATCCGCCCCCTGTAGATATGTCACCAGCTTCTTCCCGGCATGTCCGTAATTCTCTGTCAGCAGGGAAACGGTATAGTTTCCGTCCTCAATGAGCTTCTCCTCCACCTCAATCTCTATGACACGGTTCTTGGAACCAGCCCGGCTGTTGGACTTTGTGATAGGTTCCTCCCCGGTAAACAAGTAGCTGTTATGCCAGGTCTTTGTCTCCTCCACGCCGCCGGATGCCCGGCCCCGGCCCCGGTCAATTCCTTCTGTGATCTGGTAGATCAGCTGGTCAAAATTGGTGGTCCATTTGTCCTTCATGGTCTGCAGCTCGTCTCCCGCGTAGGGCAATGAATAAAGGAAGGCGGACGTGCGCATGATCCCCACCTTGGTAGTGTTCATGGTCTTCACCAGCCCGCCCATCTTCGGATTGCCCCAGATAGACATAGCTGCCATGATGGCCACTGTCTTTCCTGTCCCGGACTCTCCGCTCCATACATGGAACACAAATGGCAGAATTCGAAGTGGTTCGATCAGTGCGCTGCCAAAGCTGGCGGCAAAGGCCAGCCGGTTGATCTTGTTTTTCCGCAGGCCGGCACAGTGCTCCTTCCAGACGGCAAAACTCCCGCTCTCACGGATATTTCGGAAGATGGGATCATACTCCTTGTCCCCGTCATAGACGATATCGTCCGCATAGGGCATAAACTCTGCCCCGCACCAGCCCAGCCGGTTGATGGAACGCTTCGGTTCCAGCTTGGCCGGGTTCATGCCGATGCAGTCATTTATGTACCGCACCAGGAATTTTGCATTCTCACTGGTCACATCAATGCCGATCTTACTCAGTACCTTCACGATGCTGGTGTGATCCGCACACACTTCCCGGTTGACCGTTACCTGGTTCCAGGCGCCGTATTTAAAATAGGCAATCTTTACCCTTTCCTCTCCCGTATCCACGTTTTTGAGGATCTCAATGGGAAGGATCGGGTGCATACAGGCTGTAATCTGCACGGGCATCCCACGTCCATCAAACTTCTGCATAGTCACGCCCAGATCCGTGGCACGCCAGGCCCCACACTGGAGCTCTTCTGGCTGCCCTGTGAACTGAGTTGTATTTCCATGCTCCATCATCCGCTGCTGGTAATCTACAAAAAAGGATTTCAGCACGTTGGTAAACTCTTTCGCCCGGCCCATCTCTCTGGCCTTATTTTTCAGCGCCTCCACAAACTGCGTGCGCTCCACGTGATCCTCAATCTCAAATATTTTATAAAAGACCTCATCCGGGAATGGCTCCGCCAGGCTAAGGTCTGTCATACCATCCAGCAATTCGTCTCTGGATTTCTCCAAGCCGTCTCACCGCCTCTCTGTCTGCAAAATATTCCTCGGGACATTCCCGTAAGCACTGCAGACGGTACTCTACAACAGGAAGCTCCTGCAGGGCCTCCTCAAAATGCCAGTCCATGCAATCAAGCGTCGCTTCTGTCAGCAGGAGCCAGTATCCTTTCAGGACAGAGTAGGCATCCTCCCGGAACCTTCTCAGCTCCTTTTCACGTTCCCGCTGCTTCTGCCGCTCCCGCTTTTCCTTATAGGTAAGGTCACTAATATGGATAGGAAGCGAAAAATCGTCAATCAGACGCTTACAGGCTTCCTCGTTTTTCAGCCCATACAGAAGAGCCACAAACTTGATCACATCCCCTCCCTTCTGACACACCCAGCAATAGAATCCTTTGTCATCCGGATAAATCTTCATGCTTGGATGTGTGTCGTTATGGAAGGGGCAGAGGCAGGTCCCATCCCGCTTGACTTTGCAGCCATAGTGTTCCGCCACCTGCCTCATGCTCAGTCTCTGCTTCACTTCCTCATAGTCTTCCTTACATAAATGGCAACTCTTCATCGATACCGTCCGGAATATTCATAAATCCATCCTCGCTTGCTGCGCCCTGCTGTGGTGCTGGTGCGCTTGCTGCAGGCACATCATCCAGCAGCTTGTCCTCTGGCACTTTGGCATCCTTCAGGCCGTCAATGCTGCGGATCTGCACGATCTTTGTAGCCATGCGCTTCTCTCCGTCCGCGGTCAGAAATTCCTCACGGCCCATAACGGCTCCGAATTTCTTTCCCACAAGTGTCTTCTCATTCCCCTGAGTTCCCCACGGGAAGTGAAATCCCTGGTTGGAACGTTCCACACTGGTCATCAGACCCTTGAAGAAGGGCAGGCTGTTGTGATCCATGTACTGCCTGTGGACGCCCTTATACTTGGCGTTCTGGTTGGTCGCCTTTTCTGCATTGTACTGTTTCTGATAAAATCCCTTATGCTCTCCGTCCGCAATGTCAAACTGCATGACAAAACGGTCATGTCCGTTATATTCCTCCTGCTTGGCGCCCAGGATCTCACACACATAAAGTCCTGCCGGCAACTGCATAAATTCACCGGTATAGGCCGGCGCCTCATCATATCCCTGTGGCTTCGTGATCATTTATTTTTCCTCTCTTTCTCTGTTTTTCGGGTTCTCTATCCCGTAATACTCCCGGATCGTGTTGTCCACGTACAGGAGATCATTGTCGATTTCAATTTCCGGGAACATGTCATCTGGAGACTTGCTCACAGCCCCGTCCCGGGACTGGGTGACAAATACATACCGCTCTCCCTTTACCGCCCGGAGCACAACGGTGAACATCCCCTCCAGGCAGACCTTTTCGTCCAGGAGCTTCCCTATTGTCTTGGGCTTGATATCCCCGAACTCATTGGTATCCTCGTGCATCATGATGTAGACGATCCGGTCCTCCGGCGCTTCTGCCACGGACTGGACCAGACGATAGAAATCATCCGCCAGCTGGTTATACAGTCCAAAGACCGCATTTCCTTTCCCCGTAGTGCTGTGTCCATCCATAAACTGCCCCGTGATCAGGTAGCCTGCGTCATCGATCACAATAGACTTCGGCCACTGGGGGCTCTTAATGGCTGCCTTGATCTTCCCGTAGTCACTGCAGACATTTCCCGGGAGCTTCCCCCGGAAGGGAAGCGGCTTGTTGAGGACTCGGATCACACCAAAATCCTTTCCTACGCAGGACTTCATGCTCCGGCTCTTTCCGGACCCGGATTTCCCGATGATCAATACTGGTACTCCCATTACAGACGCACCTCCTCGTACTCCAGGCCTGCAAGGACCTCCAGGACAGGCAGACCGGCCTCTGACACATCGCCCCGGCATACCGCCAATGCTGCGTTTTCGTTCTTCCAGATCAGAACGTCCCCTCTGTATGTCCGTGCACACGGTCCCATAGGGTATCCGTCAGTCTCCAGTTCCCGGAGATCGATGATATCATACCCATCACTGGGGACGGGGATTATACCGCCGGATTCCCGGCACTGAAACAGACGGTAACTCCTCCACTTTGTATCATAAACAACCGGTGTGGCTACAAACGGCATCTTTGCCTCCTGATATCTCTCCGGCAGGTTCAGGTAGGGATTGTCAGACACTTCGTACTGACTCACCTCATCCTTTTTCGCCCGAAACACCTGTCCGGCTCCCGGCAGCTCCCCGACATGCTCCATAATTGCCGCCTTCAGCCAGTTGGGCACATATCCGTCCTGCGTCCAGGTTGTCCAATCTCCGCCGGATAGAACCAGTCCTCCGTAGACTCGGCCCACGACTAATCCGTTACGCTGATAGGCTGACTTGATCCACTTCTTAAACATGGTCTTATTCAAAAACATCCTATTTCCTCCTGTATTCGTTCTTGCATTTCTTGACCGCTTCCAATACCAGCTCCAGGCAGATCTCACACTCATGGTATGTAGGGCTGTAAATATACTTCCCGTTTGTCAGCTGCTCGGCTATGCTTCCGGCAGCCTTGACAATCTGTCCCATCCGGTACGGCGCGATCCCCTGCGTTTTCTTCTCATCCATAGGCAGTTACCGGATATTCAAGTGCCGGCCATAGGGCTCCAGGTGCGCCCAGTCAACAGTCTTCTCTTTGAGGAGTTCCCTGACGGCGTCATTGTTCACCTTGGGCGGCTGGGGTATCAGGTACTTTCCGGGGATCTCATCCAGGTTGTCCGTGATGGAAAGAGGCTGCTTTCCGCCATTCTTGGCCACGTAAAAACTGAACAGATCCGTCTTAAACTTGGTCTTCCCGATAAACTCCAGATTGGCCTGCAGGTTATCCTTCAGCCTCTGGATATGGTTCTCGGTAGACTTGCGCCGCTGATACAGCCGCTCCTCTTCCGCCTTCAGCACATCAACGCTGGCCTGCAGGTTCCGGATCATCTTGGCGTAGTTGTCAGCCTTGTCCTCAATCTCCCCTTCGATGCTCTCCAGGGTGTCAAAGATCACCTGCTCATCTGTCTCCCCGTCCTCCATCATGTTAAAAACAGCATCCCACTGTTCTGTAAGTTCATATAATTTCATTTACAAAATCCTCTCTTTCGGTTAAAATAAAGATGTGTAATTACCAGGGCGCCCGAGCTTGCCGGCTCATGTGGGCGCTCTTCCTATTTTCTTTCCCATAAGACTTCTCCGTGGTTTTTCAGGATATCGTCTATGGTCCAGGCCATGTTTGACGGGGCGCATACCTTCATGATGTCGTATTTCGACTGATTATCTTCATCCCGGAGGTCATCTGTGTATTCCTCGAGATCCAGGTATCCAAGATCATCCACCAGTTTTCCGTCATACACCAAATACCACTCTTCATTTCTGGTCTGCACCGTCATACCTGTCACCAGATCCGCTTTTGTCATCGTTCTCACCTCCCTCCATCGAATTACCATCCCAGCAGCCATATAGCCATCCCTGTGAGCGCTGCCATCAGCATTGGACCCCAGACCGGAACCAGGCCAAGGAATATGTTCCATGCATCTACGGCCAGGTCGAAAAACATTTCTTTCAGATGTGCCCTGCGACGGTGCCGCTTGATATTTCCCTTTCTCATGTTCTACTCCCTTCCAGCTTGTCCAACGGGCCCCGCCTTATGCGGCAGGGATCCTGTCAAATCCTATGTGCTTCATAGCGGTATCCAGCTTCTTCTCCAAAATCTCCCGAAGTTCTTCTCTGGACAGTTCATCCTGCCGCACCCAGACACCACCGATTTTGATCATGCTTACTACTTCTAACTTTTGGGCCTTCACACACACCACCTCTCTAATATCTATTCCCTACGGATTGTCCGGGTTGCCAGCTAACAGCCAAGAAACTTATTGATGAAATACTGCTGTCCCTTCCCGGTAACCTTCGTGGTTCTGGTAAGCCTTGTACTTCCGTCCGGATTTGCAATCGAGCTTTCTTTTATCTCAAAAAGACCCTGCTCAACGTATCTCTGCATCGGCATGTTGTAGTCCGAACCACTTTTCATTAGATATCCGTTCTCTCTCATCCATTTAAAGAGACGTTTCTGACCGATTTCATGACCGTTCTGGCAGATGAGCTTTGCAAGCTGCCCGATCAGGATTGATTGCTTCGATGCAGCAACCGCATCAGCAAATATTTCTTTTGGCCGCATACGCTCAATAATCTTGTCCTGATCAGCAATCATCTTGTGCGCCGCTTTCAGCCCTCTTGCCATGATAATTTCCGGAGTATTCCATGCCTTTTCCAGATCAATGAAGTACTGACGGCACTCTCTTCCTTCTGGAGTCCTCTGGATCATACAAATCTGCTTCGCCATATCAATTGTCAGATCATATTCAGTTGAAGGGCGGCCTCCAGTACTTTCGGACATTTTTGTCCAAAAGTCTTTTCCATCCTCAAAACCGTATTCACACATACGGTCAATCCATTTTTTGAATGGAGTTTCGATATTCAGTTTTTCATGCAGCTCCCTTGCCGATACTGTCGGCTGCTCTGTGTCGTAGTTGATTTTGATTAGTTCGTTCATGTGTCCTCCTTTTAGTCTCACTTATGCGACAAATTGGCTAAAAAAAATTGCATTTACTTCATCTCTATTCAATGCTAAATTTGAAGCAATCAAATCAGCTTCCTTTATAGTGAAATTTTCACCACTTGATCCTAATTTCCTATAAAATGTAGCTTTGTCAATCCCAATCATTGCCGCAAGTTCTGAAACATTCAAACCTTTTTCTATGATTTTCCCTTTCAGCAGGTTTACATTTACCAAGACTTTACCTCCCTTCTTTCTCATATCTGCGACATCTTAATAATACTCTATACCTTAACTCTTGTCAATGCTATTTTCTCATTTTTGAGATTTTTTTTATTTTTTGCGAGGATTAAATTGCAAATTTGCGAAATGCATGGTATTATAAAGACATCCGAGGAGGTGACGCAAGTGAATACAGGTGATAGGATTAAACAAAGGAGAATTGAACTTGGACTTACTGTAGAAGAGTTGGCAAAAAAGATAGGAAAATCACGTGCAACTATATATAGATATGAAAACGGCGATATTGAAAATATGCCTACACCAATTCTTGAACCATTAGCTAGAGCTTTGGAAACAACCCCCGCTGACTTAATGGGGTGGAGAAAAATAGACTCTCGTCTTTCCGGTCGTGAGGCTTCCGATGAAATATATAGAAAATTCGCTGATAATATAGAAAGACATCATGGTAAAGAAAAGGAACTATTAGAAGTCTATAGACAGCTTTCAGATGAAAACAAAGACAAGACTATTCAGTATTCAAAAAGTCTTTTATCCGTTCAGCAAATGGATAGCGAATTGCTCCTCAATGCAGCCCATCATTCCCGTGGTGACTTCACAGACGAAGAACGCCAGGCGGATGAGGACATGCTGGACTAAGTCATTTTTATAGGACAGCTTATCTATTAAGTTTATACTGGAGGTGTTGACAATGGATTTCGAGGCTTTATTAGACGATGCCGACGCCGAAGGTCTTACAATAAAAGAACGTCCATTTCGGACATATGATGGACGCATAAAAGGGAAAAACATCTATTTAAGAAAAGGAATGTCTGCATCAAAAAAGAAATGTGTCCTGGCCGAGGAGCTTGGGCACCACTACACCAGCGTGGGGAATATCCTGGACATGACCGACATCAGTAACCGTAAACAGGAACGGCAGGCCCGGCTGTGGGGATATGACAAACTGATAGGACTGAGACGGCTGATCGAGGCTTATGAACATGGCTGCCGTGATCGTTACGAGTTGGCGGAATACCTGGAAGTGACAGACGAATATCTCCAGGACTGTGTAGACTGCTATCGAGACAAATACGGGGTATGTACCACTGTCGATGGATATTATATAATGTTTATCCCCAACCTGCAGGTTGGTAAGATAATATAG